GGTCAACTTGTTTTTGCGCCGCACGAATAGTTACCTCACTCATCTTGTTGAGCATCTTGATGTCTGGTAAGGCAGTCATTGCAGGACTACGCCCATAGCCGATCTCAAATGATGCTTTTAGGAATCGCGGAGCGACATACGGGAACTCATCAAAGCCTGACTCGCTCAGGATTGTCTTTGTCCTAGGCTCGATATACACAGAAGCAAATGGCTTGTTCTGTGCATTGACCTTGGTGACATCTCGCTCACCGCGTTTGAACACTGCATGGATCAACTCAACCATTTCGTATGGGTTGGTTTCGATCTGCTTGAGCATCTTGTTGTCTAGCTTGTCTTCGCCAAAGCGCATGACAACAGCGCGTCCTGGCATCTTGAACTTACGGAAGACTGTATCGACACGGCCCTTATCGTCTTCAGAGAGGAAGCACTCAGAGATATGGCGTGTGGCAAACCGCAATTGGAAGTCTGGGTCTTGCTCGATAAACATCACGCCAGTCCCAAAGGTAATCAGGTCATGGTAAAGCTCGTGAATCTGCTCCTGAAAGTTGGAGCGAGCAAACGCCAAATACATATCGTCTTCAACAGACTCCAGCCATTCCTTTGCTTCGTCGTTGGTATCAAGGTCTCTGTTCTGGAATCTGAGTGAGAACCACCGTGTGCTGGCATTAGTGAGCATCCCATGCAAGGAGGCCGACAATAACTCAGCCGCATGGATCGCAGTCGAGTCAAAGATTAGCTCAGTACGCTTATCGCCTTGTGTACGCTTCTTGGTCACATCGGCTTTGCGCGGAACCACATAATCGGCAATTTCCTGCCAATGCGACTCCCAAACCTGACGTTGTGAGTACAGTGACGCATAACGACGCATCAAATCCGAGGCAAGTTTGTCAGCCATCATTGTGTCCTTTAAGTCTCATCAACAGTGTTAATGGGCATTATATGACCCATTACTGTCCTAGTAATCTCTTGCGTTCTGTTGTTGCAGCAGTGGTTACGCCACGCGCACTTGTTTGCATACCAGCCGCACGACGACGACGAGTCTGTGCAGTTGTTGCCGCTTGCTGATCTTCCCCTCCAAGGGAAACTGCCGCACGAGGCGCAGCCTTCGCTGCTTCAGGTGTTGGTGCAGCAACAGGCGCAACAGGTGTTGCCGCAGGACGAGGAGCTTCTGGAACTACGCCAGTCGCCTTCAGTACCTCGCCGACAGCCTTGCCAGGTATTTTGGTAATCTGCTTAATTGGTTTTGACATGTCTATCTCCATTCGTGAGGCAATGGCAGCACCGCCTCATCTTCATCATTCATGTAACCGCCCACACGGAGCAACAATTCGTGATTCGCATTTTCAGCAATCACAGTGTCGCAACCAAGAACCCACATCAGATTGAGACACGCATTGACAAGTGTACGCGAAAAGAATCTCTTTTTGTGGCCTGGAAGCACTAAGAGATGAATCGAATACTCTGTCTCGTTGTCGGCTAGTCGGTAAAACCAAAAGTAACCAGCTAGCTCAGATGTTTCTGTATCCACAATCGACAGAACAAATGCATGATCCATAATCTCGTCGTGATAATGACGATACGGATATGAAGTCTCTTCCATAGTCTCCCAAAGAAGCCAACGCGCATCTGGCTGCTCATCAATCACTGGCCTTAGCACGACGACTCCCTTTGAGTAGGCTACGACTTGTTGCCGTGTCATCTTCTGACAATACGCCACGCGGCCCCGTTTTAATCGTCTCCATACGCCCCACTCGCTTTGGATCGCTAATCTTTTTCTTCAGCTTGTCTTCCTGAAGATAGACTGGCTTCTGCGGCTCAATTGGCGCAGGGGGTGGTGGAGGCGGAGGAGGCGCAATAGTTGGAGCCTTCGGCATTAAAAATCCCATAATTACATCCTTACAGAAAGCGGGTTGTAGTTGGAGTCTGCAATCGCTTGTGGTGGTCTCCCGTCAAAAGATCGTGACTCTTTGAGGCCAACCGCAAGGTATCTGAAAGCATCTGCTGCGTGAGATGACCAGTCGTGTACTGGCGAGGCTCTGAAGCTCCGAGACTTTTCATTGTACGCTCGATGGTACTGTCGCAGACATTCAAGGCCGTGTTTACAGTTTGCGTGGTCAAACCAGCAACGTGGGATAAGTAACTGTGCTGCATGGATACCATCTTCCAAAGGTAGCCTTGGTACGACGCGGAAATTGATTCCCATGTCCCATGCGACTTCGCGTCTTGATTTTCCAGAGCCGAGTTCACGGACTTCAATATCGTGTGGAGCATTGTGTGTCCCGTACAAATATCCCTTTTGCTGAAGGACACCAGCATAATGCGGCAATCCCTCGTTGCGATTTTCGTAAAAGTCTATCACATGGATCGCTCTGCCAATAGTTTGGGTAAACCAGATGGACGTACTATCACCCACACCCAAATCCCACCAGGTATCTACTCTGGCACTTGGATCGTGAGGGACTTCCGTGATGCGCCCCATTTCCTGAATCGACTGAAGCTCTTTCGCAAAAATGGCCCCAGGCACATTCGCAACCCAAGAACACTCAAACTCTTGCTCAAACTGATCGTGCGACATCATCGCCTTGGCAGCCTCAAGCTCCTCTTCGTCAAGGATGCCTGTCTCTGAAGCCTTGTAGACCTGAGTAAACCAATCCTTTTGGTTGCTAGCGTTCTCGTAAAGCTCGTAGAAAGCGTTATGCCCACGGGGTGTACCGATGAACAAGGCCCAGCCCTTTCGATCCGACAGAGCAGGTCTGATGATCTCTGGGAACAAAGACTCAGGCATATCCGCCATCTCATCCAGCACAGCACCATCCAGATAGATACCACGCAAGCTATCGGGGTTCTCTGAACCGAGTAACTGAATCCGTGATCCATTCGGTAGGTCAGCCCTTAGCTCAGTCTCATGGAACCGCACCATCGGTATCTTGCCTGCAAACTGCTTCAGGTAGTCCCATGCAACGGCCTTCGCCTGACGATAGGTAGGTGCGATATACGCATAGCGAGGATTCGTCTTGTCGCTGAGTATCGCGTCTCTCAGCAGGTGGTTAATCGCCATGACAGTCTTACCAAAGCGACGATGGCAAACAACAACGCCCCAACGATGTGATTGCAGTTGATTGTGAAGCTCAAGCTGCAATGGACGAGGATGATATGGAATGTTTATCTCAGTCATGTTTGGCTCTCAGTGAGTGTAAGACACTCCAGTCTAGGCTTGTTATATGTATACAGACATGCGACCGATCTGTGGGGAGGGTGGGGGTCGCGCTCTGGAAATCGCACCGCATCGAATCGCTCAAAGCCTTGCCGTGTTTGCGTTTCAGTACGCGCGAGCATGGACAGAGTGGATGCTTTGGCTATATCTCAGCACCTATCGCGCCTTAACCTTCACTGCTTCACTGCCTGCCTTCACTACGTCATGAGCCTGCAAGAACAAGCTTTGTAGCTCCTCAATCGCTTCAGCACTGAAAGGCTTGTCTCCTGCCTCCTGCTTCGCTCTGAGTTGTCCGTATGCCTTCAAGAACTTATGCTGTTTCTGTTTCCAATCATGCATCGCTTTCCGCCTTCTTGGTTGCCTTGCTGCCATCGTCCCATTTCAACGTGATAGTGCCTGAGACTTTACCGTCATTCGCCTGGTCTTCTGATCTGTTCCGGATGCCTAAGGGTGCGAGTTGTCGAACATACTTGTCTTTCTGATCCGCTTCTAACCGTCTGCGCTGTACCTCAGCCATTGCAAGCTTCGGTTCATCAGGTAACGGCCTTTCGACAATCTCAAGTATCTGATCGCGCAGCACCTCAGCCTGTAATGCTCTGGCCTTTCTGTACTCCTGGTAAGCTTCCTCGCTGTCTTGCACATGCCGAAGGATCGTCCGCCAGTGTGGGAACTTTGAGTCAACTGTACAGATGCCCGTTAGCGGTTTACCGTCCGCTATCAGCTCGCATATCTCTGCAAAGTGTTCTTTGCTTACTCTCGGCTTTTTCGGCATTGCATCTGTCCTGGTAAAACGCCCCGCCGAAGCGGGGACTAATGGAGTAACCAATAGAGGGAGTCTGTCTCTATTGCTGTCAGTATACCCCATTATACTTTAGTCTCATAGACTAATGTCTAATTTTGATTCGCTGATAATTCCGGATAATGGCAACTATCGAAGCACAACAGAGGAGTCAGCGACGATGAACGTACAAGGCAAAGTAACCAAAGTAACACGGCTCAAAAATACAACAGTCGGGAACCCTATGTATTCAATAGAGCTTGACGGGTTCGGGCAGTTCAAAACTCCTGCCAATGCGGGTTGGGTCTACGCTTACACATGGCGCGATCTAGTCGGCAAGACAGTCTATGTCGAAGCGCATAGACCGCGCACAAACTGGATCATGCACGACTTGAGAGTGGAGGGTTAACCATGAAAGCAAATAAGAAACTTGCGGTAATCACGTTCAACCCTTGGGATGAACTAAGCATCAAACAGGCCGAGATCAGGAAAGCGCGTTTCGAAAACCTTGGTTATACCTTGGTGCATCACACCGCTAGATCGTTTACATACAGAAAACCAACAGAGCAACAGCAACCGCTAGAACTTAACTAAGGGGTCAACATGCCAACACATTTTACAAAAGCGCAACTAGACGAGGGATGGACTGAGGTCGCATCTTTTGAAGACGGGGAGTTGGTAGCCTATCGCGGAAACATGGGCGGACTGCTGCGGATCATCGACACAGAGTCAGGCCACGACATCCTAGAATTATTTGGCAACCCCCGCACCGCTTCTGTCGAAGACGCAGAAGCAAAAGCAAAAGCACTAATGAACCCATAACCAGGAGAGTAACCAATGAAAATCAAAACAATCGGAAGTAACCAAACACAAGTACACACGCATACCAACGAACACGGAGAAATTGCGATCCTGTACAGCTACACAACACCAGTCGCCGTTAAGGTCTGGAACACTGGCGAAGTCT